ATGGGGATTTGAGATGGCTGATATTCTCCCGCCCGTACCTGTAGACGCACCGTTTGGTAGCTACAATTGGACCGATTGGTATAAAAAGGTTCGGGATGCCATTAATGCGGCTGAAACAATTTCATGGTCAGCTATTACGGGTACTCCTACAACCTTATCTGGTTACGGTATTACTAACGCTCAGAATGGTATTCAGTTTCAAGATGAAGGTAGTAACCTAGGTTCCTCAGGGTCGGCCACTACTGTAGACTTTACAGGGACCGGCGTCACAGCTTCAAGAGCCGGAAACACAGTTACGGTAAACATTACTGGTGGGGGTGGCGACTGGACTTATCTACAACTGCTTACGGACTTTGATACAGATAGTGCTACGGCTGTAGATGTAACTGGGCTTGGCTTTACTCCTATTGCCAACAAAACTTACATTGTAGAGTGTGGGCTTATGGTGGAAACCGATGATGTTACTGTGGGTGTTAAGCCAGGAGTTAGTTGGCCCGGTGGACTTAACAATGGAGTAGCAAAGCTAGAAGTCACTACAAGTGCAACGGCAAGTGCCATTAAGAATCTAAACTTTGGTGCCGATGGTGAAGTAGACGGCACTGGATTACCAGCAATCAATACAAGTTATCCTGCATTTATTAATAGCTCTTTTATTACAGGGGGCTCTCCGACAGGGACTTTTCAAATTACATTAGCAAAGGAATAAAATGGCTGCTTACAATAAATTTAACTCTTGGGTTGAAGTTATGCAGGAAAGCGCAAACGTTGGTAGTGACCAGTTTGTAGTTGCATTAACTAACAGCGCCCCAACTGCGGCTAACACCGTGTTGGCTGACATTACGCAGATTACTTACACTAACCTATCGTCTCGAAATCTTACAACCGCATCTTCGAGTCAAACATCTGGTACGTTTAAACTTGACTTTAACGATTTGACTCTTACCGCCTCTGGTGGTAGTGTTGGTCCTTTTAGGTATGTAGTTATCTATGACGACACTCCAACGTCTCCTGCTGATCCTCTTGTATGCTGGTTTGATTATGGTAGTTCAATTACTTTAGCTGACACTGAAACTCTAGCACTTACGTTTAACGTTTCTAACGGTTTGTACACCGCTTCTTAATAAAGGAATAATATGTCACTCACCACTGCACAAGGCGCAACGCTTGAGGCCGCCATCCGCGCAAACCCTGCGCTGACGCAACTCGTCGCAGATCGCCGGGATGATCTCATCGCCGCGTATTACAACGAGCCGGCATCGCCGACCGTGACCGTGTGGCGCACGGCTGTGCCACGCGTCGATGCGCAGGCCGAGGGCTTTGACTGGACGCAGGTGGACAACCTGACGACCGGGCAGTCTCGCATCTGGTTCGATGCTCTGTTCGGCAACGGGTTTGTCAACGCAGCAGACGCAGGGCAACGGGCCGGCATCGCCGAGGCGTGGAAGGGCACAGCGGCAAAGGTCGCCGTTGCCACGTTTGTGCTCGGCAAGTGCAAGCGCGCAGCGACTCGCGCAGAGGCCCTTTTCGCCACGGGAACCGGCTCGGTTGCTGTGCCGGCTGTGATGACGTTCGAGGGCAACGTGCAGCCGTCCGAGGTGTCCGACCTGCTGAACCGGGAGTAAAGCATGGCGATCAAGCACAAGTACGCCAGCGCCAGCACGACCGTCATCAGCCACGCGGCGACGCTGGCGACGGGGGCGAACACATGGGCGACCGGCACGACCATGACGGCGCTCAACAACTCGACGGACAAGTACCCGCACTGTCGTTTCGTGCTTGACATCCCCGACACGTTCGCAGCCGCGCCGACAGCGGGCAGCGTCATCAACCTCTACATGACCGTCAACAACATCGACGGCACCAGCGACGAAACGCCTGTGCCCGGCGCGACTGACATCGTGAACCTCGCGCGCTATGTCGGCTCGTTCCGGCTCGACAACCAAGACGTTGCCACGCGCAAAGCAATCTACGTGTTCGATGTTTTGGCCGGCGTCGAGAACGCTGACTTCTACATTGAAAACCAGAGCGGCCAGACGATCAGCTACAGCAGCAACCCGACGACGGTCAAGGCGCAGCCGTTCACGTTTGAGGACGTCTAAGCCGTGAGTCTGCGCTACGTCCGCGCGCCGGGACAGACGCAGCCGCAGGGGCCGGCGCAGCTTTCGCTGGACATACCGCGCCCAAATTGGGCGATCAACTTTGCCACCGGCTCAATCCCGCTGATCGGGCCGCCCGGCACTATCACAGACACCGGCACGATTGGCCGGGGTGCGTTTGGTGGCCGGCACGGCGGCGTCATCGGGATTTCAGGCTCCGGCGCGCAGCGGACGATTACAGACCCGCTGCTGTCGATGGCGACCACTGGCGCCGTATGCCATCTCGGCGTCGCGCGCTTCACGTCGCTGGATTCAAACTTTGGCGGCCTGTTCGCAGTCTCTGATGCTTCAAACAACGCTTGGTTTTCAGCGCAGCGGAGCGGCACATCCGGCGACCTGCAGATTTTTCGCGGCAATTCTGGCGGGACCATTCTGTCTGGCGCGGTTGCTGCGCTGGTTGACTCGCAGGTCCACGCATTCCTGATCTATTCGACATCCAACGGGGCAAACTCTGCCACCGAGTTGTGGATAGATGGCCGGCTGGCGTTTTCCAACGCCACCGGCAGTAGCGGTGGAACGGGCGGCAGCGGCTCGTCGCAAATCCGGTTCTTCACCTCGCGTGACGGCAGCACGTCGTTCGGGTCCGATGGTCAGTATTTCGCGCACGCGGCGTGGACTCGGAACCTGCCGGACCCGGTTAAGGCCGCGCTGACGGAGAACCCGTGGCAGTTATTCGAGCCCCGCCGCATCTGGATTCCGCAGTCCGGTGCGGGGGGTGGCGCGTTTACACTGCCTTTAGATGCCGGAAGCTATATATATACCGGCCAAATCGCCGATTTAGCTGTTGCACGTAAACTGTCTTTTGATAGTGGAACATATGGATACACTGGACAAGCAGTGGGTGTTTCTTACGGCCGCCAGCTTAGTTTAGATTCAGGTAGCTACAGTTACACTGGACAGTCTGCGGGACTTGCAGCCACCAGAAAACTAAGTTTTGATGCTGGCTCATACAGCATCACGGGTAACGATGTTACACTTACATATGATTCGTCTACCGATACATACACAATAAGTTTAGATGCAGGTAGTTATACTTATACCGGACAAACAACAGATTTTAAAATTTCGCGTAAGCTGACGTTTGATGCGGGTGTATATGCATACACGGGACAGACGACGAATTTTGCTGTTGGTCGCAAGCTCAGTTTGAATGCAGGCTCTTATGCCTATACTGGACAAGCAACAGCATTTGTTGTAAATAGAAATCTTGCTCTTGACTCAGGAGCATACACTTACACCGGACAGATCACAGGACTAGCCTATAGTGGCTCAACAGGGTTTGTGACAATCAAAGCAGGTAGCTGGCTGCGTTACCGAGTAATATAAAGGAATACTATGTACGAAGGTTTAAACTGGCAAGATGTTCCGGTTGGAGTTTATGGGGATTCTGGTGATGGTGCCCAAGCAACTATGGACTACAACTGGATGGATTGGAATCAACCCGGTTTTGATTCATCCAATTTTCTGCGGTCCATGGGCTACGACCAAGAAGGTGGGGGAGAAAACTTTGCCATGGATGAGAGCAAGCTGGGTTCTTATTTACAAAGCAAAGGGCTTGGTTTACAGCAAGCCAGCCTAGGTAATAACACTGGCTATAAATCTTTGTATGATTTAAACACAAAGAATGTATATGGCACTCCTACGTTCTATACAAACGATGATCCTATGTTCCAACTTGGCTCGGCTGCTGTACTGGGTTTAGCCAATCCGGCTGCTATTGGTACGGCTCTTGGTGCAACAGGGGGCATGGCTTCATTTCTAGGGGGTGGTGCTTTAGGATCAATGGGTAGTATGCTTACCGGCTCTGATCCGCTTAAAGGGTTTGCTCTTGGTGGTCTAGGCACCTTTATGCCTGACGTTGCTGGCATGGCCGGTATTACAAACAACACAGTAAAGAGTGCCATTAACAGCGGTTTAAAAGGCGGTTTAAGCGCTGCAATTCAAGGTGGCGACGTGGGTACCAATGCTTTGTTTTCGGGCGCTGTAGGCGGTTTAAACAGCCTTGGCGGCCTATTTACGCAGGGTGCTGGAGAAATGCCGGACGTGGGTACCATTGGAGGTGAAATGAATGCTTTAAATGGTGAATCCTATGCGGGTACCGAGGGACAGCCAGGAACTGATTTATGGGGTTATTGGGGAAATCCCACAGCATCGGTAACAACGGATGGTAAACGCACAGCACAATCTGAAAGCACTGGAGAAGGTGGTGGTTTGTTTGACAGTGTAAGTTCCTTATTATTTCCAACCGAAGGTAAGGGTGTATTTGGCTCTAACCTACAGTTTGGTGACTTAGCTCAGGGCCTTGCTGGGCTGTATGGCAACTACCGTCAACGGCGTGATGCCAAGGAAATGCTGAGAGGCATTAGTGGTCGTCGTGACGCGTACAGCCAGAATCTACAGCGTAGTCTACAGCGTAGGGATGCTGCGTCAGGTAGACGTTCAGACTATGGTGGTCGTGATGTACAACTGCAAGCTGCTCTGGCGGAGCTAGACAGTCGTAATGCCCCAGCTATTTCACAACTTAACCAACAACGTCAACAAGGTCTTGCGGGCATGCTTGCTGGTGCTCTGCGCATGGGTGGTAGAGCAGGTGTGCTACCTATTGGACAACCTAATCCAATGGCTTACTCCCTGGCTCAAGGTAATGTACCGCTAGGTCCACAAGTTGCACCCGATACAAGCATGTATAGCTTAGCTAATGGTGATCCTCGCCTACGTCGATTTGGAGGCTAAATGAACTTTCAAATGAATCCTCAATCGCTGGGGGCTCTTAACAGCGTTCCGGTGGACATGACTCTTCAGGCCCTAGATTGGCAACAACGTGCTCAACAGGCCGATCAGATGTCCCTAGCGGAAATGAATGCTGCCAACCAACGGGCAGCCCAAAAGCACATGCTGGATCAAGAGCAAGCTCGCATTGCCAATGAAACTTCTTTAGCCCAACTTCCAGGTATTCGTGCCCAGTCTTCCATACAACAGCGCAAGAACACAATGGAAGAAGCTACGTTTGAGCCTGAACTAAAAGCTAAGATGACTGAGTTTGGTATTAAAGCAACAGACGCTGAACTAAAGGCGTATGACCAAGGTGTACAGAAACTACTGAACAGCAGCAATCCTGCTGAACGTGCTCGTGGTGAGAAGCTGTGGCAAGCCAGTAGTGTAATGATGAAAGCTCGTGAAGACCACAAGCTTAAGATGGAACTTGACGATAGGCGTGCTAATAATGATATTAGAATTAAGCAAGCTGTGCCCGGGACCGCAGCAGTTCCAAAAGCTGACCCAACGGACATTGCTGCTGGTGCGATTAATGCATTGCAATCCGGTCGCATGGATTATGTAAAGGGCGCAACAACTTTTTATACACTATCGGAATTGCTTCCAGACACTGATCCACGTAAAGCACAATTTCGTCAAATTGCCGAAGCCTTGGAAAAGGCCCGTCTTGCCGATCGTACGGCGGGTGCTAAACCGGCCCCCGATATGGCTGAACTGGGTATCCCAACAACCACTCCTCAAGCAAATCCTGCTCTTGGTGGAACAGCAAATCCGGTAACAGCAGATAGGCCGGCACGGCAAGCTAATAGTGAACGTGTTACTATTTACAAAGATGGCAAAGCCGTTGGTACAGTTCCAAAGGCTCAGGCCGACCAAGCAGTCCAAGAAGGCTACACACTAAAGTAATATGGCAAAACTAGACATTCAACCACTAGACATCCAACCGCTTGATATTCAGCCGTTGGATATACAGCCTATTGCTAAACCAACTTCGTGGATTGAAGACTTAAAGATTGCCGGCTCTGGTGCTTTTGAGAACATGGACCGGTGGGACACCGGCCTAGATATTGCTATTAAAGACATACTAGGCAATGAAGCTGGTGCTGCTGAATCTCTATCCAAGCTACAAGAACGTACTAAGAAACGTAGGGACTGGGCCAACCCAGAACAAAAACAACAATCGTTTGGTGGTAAAGCTTTAGGTATGATTGGGACTCTTCCTCTGCAACTGGCAGCATTCCCATTTAGCCCTGCTGGCACTGGGGGGCAGATGATTGACGAGGGTGAGACGCTTGGTACGTCTGCTGCCGGTGCCGGCATTGATACACTAGGTAACATGGTGGGTGTAGCTCTGCCTGGGACCGTTGGCACTAAGGTACTTGGTAAAGCCGCCTCTGGCGCAGTAATTAATGCTGGGCAGGATGCTGCTACTCGCAAAGCTATTTCTGCCATTGCTAACAAGGAATCCACTAAGGCTTTGTTTGATCCTACATGGGAAACTACAGGTCTTGCTGCTATTCTTGGTGGTGCTATTGGGCCATTGTCTCCAACCACAAAGAAAGCTTCCGGTGTTAAGCCTGTTAATGAACGTTTAGCTAAGGCACCACAGCAACAAGTAAAAGTTGATATTCCTGAGCTTCTAATTCCAGAAATGCGGATTGAGTCCCCCATTGCTGCTGAAACTCGTATTCGCAATATTAAGCAGACTCGTGGGGCCGACGACTGGAACAGCATGGATGCTGCTGCTAAAGCTGTTGAAGAAGAAATTGCTGCTACGGAGGCAATGCAAAGATTTGAGCAAGAACAGGTCCAGATGGCCCGCGATGCGGCGGAGCTTGCTAAAGCCGAGGAGTTCAGAACTAAGGCGCAGCAAGATAGCATTGTTGAAGACTTTGGTAACAATGATCCGCTGACGTGGATGCCAGAAATGCGTATAGATGAAAACGGTATACCTATTCGGGCAGACCTATCTATGGAAGCACAGAACCTACAAAATCCCCTACAGCGCAATCTGTGGGGTGATGAGTTACCTACACGCACTGGTGATGATGGTATTCCTCTTACACAAGCCCTAGACTCTATGGAGCCCGGACCTGCTCGTGACCAAGCCATTACTCAGCTTGGTGGCATGGGCCGTGGGCAGCGTGGTGGCCTAGACATTCAAGGCATTGGCGAAGGAGTTTCTAAACTTGTAGATAAGTTTAGACAAGGCTCCAATAAGGAGTGGGTACAGAATTTCTTAAACGAGAAACTCTATCCAGATCGTACTGATCCAGACACAGTGTTAGCTGCTGCAAAGCAAGAAACCCCAGAAACTCGGGGCAATGTACTCTCACGTCCTACGCAGAACTTTGCTGCCGGCGGCACCCTTGAGGGTATGAAACGCAACAGTGCTCTTGTTACTGGCGTATCTCGCATTATGCAACGCGCTAAGAACATTGGTGAAGATAAACAAAAGATGCAAGTATTTCCTGTAGAGGGGGCATTTCGTAAGGTTAAGTCAGAGCAACTTGTTAAATTAACAGAGGCTCTGCTAGACGAAAACATTAACAAAACCAGATTCTCGACTGAAGATTTGGCTGCTCGTGGTCTAGGTGTCGATGCTTTGCTTGCTTATGATAAGTATCGTACCATGATGGATGATGCGTTTGAGTATCAGAACTCTGTGCGGGAAGCACTGGGCAAAAAGCCGATTGGTCGGGAAGAAGCGTACATGACTAATGCGCGTGAAGGTGACTTCATTCAAATCATTAAGGACTCAGAAGGTAAGACTGTATGGGCTATTGGTGGTAACACCAAGCGGGATGTACGCATGCAGCTTGATGCCATCATGAAAGAGTTTCCTGATTTGAAGCCGGACAACATCATCACTCGCAAAAGCTCGCGTAGCGGCTTTGATGCCCACATCATGTACAACGAAATGTTGGACTTACTTGGTGCGAATGATCCGGTAGTGGCTAAAATTCGTGAGTGGGCAGACATTAAAGTACAGCAGCAAGGGCAGCCTTATCTTGGACAACTTCAGCACTTTAAGAATAAAATCAATGCTCGTGGCTTCCTTGGTGATCGACCCGTTAATACGCTAGACCTTACTGAGTCTGCTAAACAGGGTAAAGCTGTAGGTAAGTTTGATCCGCAGAAAGAGGCTTTAGCACAGATTCAAGCTTCTATTGACTATGCTAAGAATGCCTACGCATGGGGCGAAATGCAGCTTGCTATGGCTGACTTAAAGAAAATCATTAACGATGAGCAACTTTTGCGCGATCAGCCACGCAATATGGCTTTTGTGCGTGACTATGTTCTTTCCAATCTGGGGATGAATGATAGCATTGTTGCTAAGGCTATTGATGATACTCTACGTGCGGGCGGCATTACACCAAGCAATGTAGTTAAACACATTAACGATATTAAGGGGTTGTGGATTACGCAGAAGTTGCTTGGTGCTGGTCACTATGCCGCTAATATTTTACAGGCAGCTAATATGGCGCCGCACATTACTGATATCTATTCTAAATATGGTGGTAATCCTGTAAAGGCCATTACCTATGGTACATACATGGGAATGCTTACTGGTACATCCCACACACTGCACTCAGCTTTTGGCAAAGGACCACAGAATGCTGCTGTGTATAAGGCTATGAAAACGGCAGGATTATCAGACTTTGATATGCGTGCTGTAAAGTATGCTGAAGACAACAGCATTACTACCCGGTCCATTTACGACGAGTCCCCTATTGCTACTGAGTTTACTACTGCTGGTAAAGTAAAGCGGTCCGCTACTCGCATTATTGCGGCGCCTGAAACCTTCCTGCGCGCAACGGCATTTATGACCTACGCCAAAATGCTAGAAAGCTCTGGCAAGTTTAAGTCCGACTTGGATTTGTTTAGGATGGCGGAAGAGTACACCAACGCTTCTATGGGCGACTATAGAGGTAGTGAACGTGCTATGGTGTTTGATAAGCTTGGCTCATCTGCAACTGCGGTCAATACTTTTTCGACGTTCCCTATTAACTACTTTAATCAGTGGTCTTGGGTAACAAGGGAAATGGGCCGTGGTAATCCTGGGCCATTTGCGGCTATGTTCATGACTCAATATTTGCTTGCCGGTGCTATGGGCATTCCTGGATTCAATGATATGGATCAGATTTGGAATTGGATGAAGGATATGCTAAAGACTGCTGATCCACTTATGTGGAATAAAGTCAAAAATATTGACCTAAAAGATGCTGCTTTAGCTGCTGGTGGTAATGTTGGGTTATATGGTGCTCCTTCAGTGCTTAGTGAGTATGCGCTAACCTCACGAGTATCGGCCCCTGCTGGTATTGACATGACAGGTACCCCTGCGGCACCTTGGATTGACATGGCTAAGATTGCAGGAAATGCTGTTGGTGTTGCTAGAAGTCCAGGTGATAGTCAGAAGTGGGCAGAGCTAACTCATAGTGTTGCTCCTGCGGGTATGCAGAGCTTTGTAGAAAACACTATGTTCCGTGATCAAATGTCTGTGCCTGCTGAGCGTGATGGTGTTCAAGGTCGTATTGTCGGAAAACCTACCGATTTATCGGACAGGAAAGGCCAAGTGTTTCGCACACCTGAAATGGAAGAGAAGCGTGTTTTGGGGCTTCGAGCGCAATCAGAACAGTTTGAAAGAGACTTTGCATATAAGGCGCGTAAGCGCCAACAAGATGTTCGAGAAGTGTCTAGAGAATTGGTAAATAAAACATACAATCAGATTCGTAATGGTAACATGGAGAAGGCCCGAGACTTCATTCAACTTTACACAAAGTTAACTGGAAAGCAGATGACTCAAGAAATGTTTACCACACGAATGGTTAATGAATTTACTACTGGAAGTGAAAGAGCATTAATGGACATTTCCTCTGTGGAAGGTATGATTGCGGCTAAGCGGCTTAAGATGCTGTTGGATGAGCAGAAAGAAATGGCTACTCAGTAAATCGTAAGCACAAAACAAAAAAGGGACCTACCCTTTGTTGAGTAGGCCCCATGCTTGGCGATCTGCTTTATGCTCTAATCTATGACAATTGGCACATAACGTTTGAAGATTGTTTTCATTATTATTTTTATGATTTTTATCAATATGATGTACGTCTAATTGACACGGATCACTCGCTACAAAGCCGCATTTTTCGCAATGTGGCTTTTTGCTTTTCTGTGTGGTTTTGAAAAATCACCATATTTTTTCTTTGCACAAGAACTGCAAATACTTACATATTTTTTATATCCCAATACTGATTTTGGGCCGGGCATTTGTTTATTCTTGTTACATGAAACACAAATGCCCTGTTCTTGATCTGAAGTTAATTTTCCAATAGTCAGGTCCCTTTTCTTTTTATAGTTTAAGTTCGTTAAATCCCATGCCTGTCATGGGGTCATGCTTGCTAGCAATTTTTACAGCTTCCAATGGTGTTTTACCGCAGGTCATAGCGGCAATGGCATATGTCATACCACTGCCAATAGCCATGTACTTGTCTTCCACTTTAAGTAAAGAACGAAAATCGTTGCCATGATAGATTTCCTTGTTACTGGTAAGTAACAATATTTCAATTTCTTTAAGCTTAGGGAATTTCTTTGTTGGATTCCATAGCCACTCCACTGCTCGTTGCATAGGAATAGCATTGCCACAAAACCCTACAAGTACACGATCTGAGTTAAACACTGCTTTGCATGTTTCCTTAGGAACATCAAAGATTTTGGTTTTACCCATCATCTTCAATGCTCCCTGGTAGGTAAACTGGCGATCCCCCGCAATACCTTCTTTATTAACGGCTACTGTTGTCATTGGTTACAAATGGAGAATCAATTGTTGTTTCCATAATGTAGTCGATGCGGGCTTTCCGACGACTACACATTAGCGGGTATACATGATGCATAATGTTTCGGGCTTTTGGACCATATGCATCAAAGCGGAAACGGTCTTTATGAGATTCTTTTTTACTCTTATATGGCCCGCGTTTGTTTCCAAAAGGAAACACATGTTTAAGTCTGTCAATTACATCTTCGTCCGTGCTGTCAACCAGTACATAAGGATGTAAAGTTTTCCCCTTATGTAACGTAAAGCACCCTTCACCTTCAATTAGCCCAGCAGCCCAAGCAAGTTCAAGTGGATTATACAATTTCGCAAGCCCCATTTACACAGGCAAATTCATGCATATTAAGTTGAGCATCGTTTACTTCATAGGAGTCGAATAATGTCCAATTAATAGTTGGAAAGGTAGTGGATAAGCGTTCATACTCTTCTTTAGTAATATCTTGGTAAGGGGCTTGCGGGTAGATATGATCATTCCCCGGCAAAAAGCTCACACCACCAAGAGAATCTAAATTTTTATAAACCCAGGCGCCCACATCAAACCACTCATTTGATTTTACGTCAACGGTAATAGAGGGGTTATGCTCACACCAGTATTGTTGGAACATTAAATAATGTTTAAGTTGAGTAATAGCATCAATTTCATGTCGCGTCACGCTATTTTGAGGCGCTTTAATTGGAAAACTGAATACTAGATTTGATTTATTAAACATATCAACTTCCCACGGAACACCTTGAGACTGTAAAAACAGTGCTAATGGGTCTTTAATATCGGCTCGTACAGTGCGAATATAGTATTTTGAGTGCCTGGGGTGAATTCCAGAAGCGGAATCAACCAGTTGGGAGACGGTCCCGGAAGGCTTCACAGTAGTAATACTTGCGGACGGTTGTACCCCAAGCAAGTGAGCCCATTCTTTGTTTACCTCGATCGCATGCTCTTTTAAAGTAGCTAGTGTGTGCTTAGCGTCTGCAGATACTTTATTTAGAACAGCATGGTCCATAATACCCGTCATTGATACTCCCAACAGCCTCTCTTCTTCTGCATTTTCTTTCCACTTTTTTCTAATATAGCGGAAATTTGTTAGAGTGCTTTGAAATGTACCAATAATAGTAGCAAGTTCCACTTTGGTTTTAATGTCATCCACCGAATCGTCACTACGTATAATTACTTCACTAAGATTGCAGAATCCTAATGGCCGTAAGATAATCTCTCCACATGGATTAGTCCCAAATGCATGATTTAATTCTCGTCGTCCGGTTTTCTCTGCTTGTTTTGTGGCCGCAACACGATTATAAATCCCACGCTCTCCACTCTTGCTTTCAATAAGAGCAAGCCACTCCTTCATAAAAGTTTCAATATCAGGGGCTTCAGTATAGGCGGTGGAAATATTGGCGAGAGCACGTTGTTTATCTTCTACAAACCACTGTCCGTTTTTATAGTTTCGCATTCTTTCATCTGACAAATTAGATAGACAGATAAGAGCGGAACGGCGTACTCCTCCAACCACCACGACTTCAGCGGTTTTACAGACAATATCTGAGCATTCAACTGAGGAAAGTTTTCGTCCAGCAGCTTTTGTAAAAATGTACGTGGTGAAGTTGAACAGGTCCTCAAGCGGAGCAGGGCCGCTTGCACGTCCTCCAAAAGTTTTAAGTCGAGCCCCGGCAGGGCGGACTTTAGACAAATCCCATTTCGGGAGCTGCCCGCTGTACAATAAACTAATAAGTTGTCGGAATGCGCTGGCCCATCCGGCTTTACTATCTCCAACCGAAATAATTGTGTCGGTTTTATAGAATTCTTCGGCGACGTTGGGAAGCTTTGCAATTTCTTGTCTTTCAACTGAGTACCCTACTCCAGTCCCATTCATCAAAATGAACATAATCTCATCAAAGGCCCTAATATCATCAATGGGGATATAAGAGCAATTGAATCCGGCAATATTATCTCGTTCTAATGCTGGTCCGGCCGTCATGAGGGCCCGCATTGAGGGCATAACCTGCTTCGCTAAAATAGCATCATACACTTTTGTATACGGAAACACTCCTGGGTATTTGTTTTCCCAAAAATCACAGTAGCGTTTTACCGTTTCTTCCCAAGTTTCTCGCCTACCTTTATCCTCAATCCAGCGCGCGTACCGACTTTTATGAATATAAGTTTGGTAGTCCGCAGAAATATTATTTTGTTGCATCTAGTTTTTGTAGGTTGGTAACAAGCTCACGCATACTATAAAGTAGCTCTACAGCAATTTCTTGTGTCTCGTTATTAAGTTTATGAATGTATGTATTGAGTCCTAGTGGAGCCTTGTTTGCATGAGCCTTAACCATTTCGCCAACCTGAACACTATCAGTGAGCATGGTGGCTATCATCCGCTCAAGGTACTCTATCGTTTCTTGTGGTGTTAAGTTCATATTCTTTAAGTTGCTCAAGAGCTTCTTTATCCTGTTGCACTCGAAGGCGAAATCTAACAGACTTGCTGTGGTTCTTAGATAGGCCATCGTCCGAGTCCTTCTTATTCGAGGGCTTCGTTAATTTCTTCGTGGTTGTCATCAATTTTGTCAAGGAAAGCGTCTACAATGTCGTCCGTACTTAGCTTCAATAGTTCCACTACCGTTAGCACATCTTGTAAGCGCAGCCTTTCAAGTAAGTCAAGTTTGTCCATATGTCATAGCAGGCCGCCCCATCGAATATATCGAATAGGAATACCATGCTCCTTTGCAAATTCAATTTCTTTACCAACACCATAGCTACGCTCCCACCCCGGCATTTGATATACTGCAAGTTCATCACAGTGTTTCAAAATAGCAAAGTCTTGCCGTAGCCACCAATCGCCCTCCTGGCGAACCATTTTACTTTCTTCTTCAATAGCATGACTATGTGCAATGGGGCAAAATACTTTCTCCCCACTCAGCATAAGCTTTGATGCCATTTTACATACTTGACTATACGCTTCAGATACAGAACCTAGATAGCCATTGTAAGGGGATGCTAGGTAAACTAAGCTCATACAATTACTCGCTTATCCACACTTAACGCTGTCCATAAATGCACTAAATATTTTTCAATGTTTTGGGCTTTGAGAAGCTTTTCAAAATCAAAATAATCTAATTCAATAGATGTAGGGCGACAGCCTTCTCGCTTCAAACCAACCAATTTCGCTCCCATTGGTTTTTCTAAAAACGTATTGTTTTTAAATTTAATAATCATGATTTTAATGTCTCAACAAGCTTTTCAAGGTAGTGAATGCCTTTTTGAATCTCTTGGACATTCTCATCTTTGGTTCCCATACGCATAATATACTTAAGAGCACCATGCCGGTAAACACCAATACGTTGCTCAAGAGGCCAAGTATCTACGACATCCCAGGGCTCAATGCCCATGTCTTTGTAGTAGGTACCTCCTACCTGCTTGTCATTAGCACCTAGCACACCTTCCGCAACAACTTTTGGTAGTTCAAGCCCTATGTTGGTGGCTTGTTGAATAACATCAAGAGGATTTATCATATTTTTTCCTTAAATAATCAAGACTGATGGGCATAAGGTCAAATTCACCATCGTTGACTTCGTGTAGCATGAGACAACCACGCCAATGCTTGTTGCCTTGGGGTCCCATGTAGTCTTCATTGTGGGTGTAACAACTTCCAGCGATAATAGACGTAAGCCTCTTACCATCGGCCCTGTGTCCTGTAGCAATTTGCAGTCCTTGTTGATGCCCCGCAATGCAACTCATATGCTTCTTAGTTAGCTGTGCTGCTGCTGTGGTGCAGGGTCTGCCCATAACGCCTGTAGTGAAGTAATGGCTATATGCAATGCCGTCAATGACAACAACATCTAAGAACGGGTGGACTTCCCATCCGTACTCTTGGTAACGTAAGTCTCCAATACCAATGGTTCCATCCAGCTTAGGGTCTTGATTGGTAACTTTGTTAATTCTATTACAGTGGTTACCTAGCAGCATAATTTTTTCTGGATTGTAAGTTTCTTTTTTACTTTTCCGTGCTTTAAAATTATACTCGTTAATTGGGGCTAGCAAAGTATCCATAGCGGCGTGTGTCGCCTCAATGTCGGCTTTATAGCGCCGCCCTTCAAAAGATTTAGTTCCCACATCATAGCTGGACAGACTTGGCATGTCGGCGAAATCCCCTAAACAAATTACTTTGTCTGGTTTTTTTGCTACAATATATTTACCAATGTCAGATAAAAATGTAAAATCGTTTCCAGGCTTTGCCTGAACATCAGGAATTATAAAGTGACGCATGTCTATTATGTGCCCCACGGCGAGAATTTTCTGAATGCGTAACCCATTCCATATTGTCTAATGAGTATCCACTAGACGAATCAATTCTATCTACAGATGGGGTTAGCTTACGTTCATAACCAGATTGTTCCCATTTGGTAAATAAAGAATAAAAGGTGGGGTCATTCATTGCCCAGCAATAAAACTCTTCTCTTGCTAGTAAATTCAAACCATTATATAAATGGGCTTTAGTCCGCTGAACACCTTCAATACGGGATTGCATGTTTCTATACAAACGCATAAGAAATCCTCGATGAGTTTTCTCATACTTTTTTGTATAAGCATTATTGTTATTTTTTCGCCTTTGCCTCTGATCTGCTAATCGTTCTTCTTTAGTCATTAAGCTCCTGCTTTTCCTCTGCCTCCTCTACTTGCTTCATAAGCTGCTGTGTGCTAATGCCGGCAGCAACAAGGAAGTTTAGAGCAAACTGTAGAAGCACTTGGACTTCATTGGCAGAAAGTGTTTGGTGGTATTGAATACTTCCATCGCCATTAAATACTGGTACATCGATAATTTTCATTTCTTATTTTCTTCTTTTGTTGTCGCTTTTTCAGCTCGACTTTTCTTTTTATGACATGGCTTGCACAGGGTTTGGAAGTTGTCTCGCTCTGTAAACAACCGCTCAATGAACGTATTCCAATCTACGAATCCAACCTTAGGATCAACCACAGGGATAATGTGGTCTACTTCCACGTCTTTGTTCGTGAACTCCTGCTGGCATTTGGCACACTTATAGAACTGTGCCAAACGCCCAGAGGCTGGATTAATACGCTTCTCTGTTTTGGACTCGTTAAGACATTCAAACTTGGGCGGCCATTTCCTACTGCCATACCGTAAGGTTGTTGTGATGAATCCACGAATACGTCCTTCAGTCCACTGCAAGGATAGTTTTCCAATTGTCCTGGGGCTTACGCCAGATATAAATACATTGTGCATTCATGTCTAGTTCTTCTTCCGACGCATATAAATCTCGAATCGTGCTAAGCCATTCAGATCGTGGTGTGTTGTCCAAAAGGAGGTCGGCTTTCTTTGGACCGTACCCACTAACGCCCTTGATGTTGTCAGTGGGATCGCCAGTAATAAGCTGATAGTAAAAGAAACGATTGCCTTCTTCAGGCGTAACATAATATTTGTTTTCAGGTTTAATTACCTTTCCAAGTCTTCGTAATTCCCATGTATAGTGCCAGCCAGCAATTTGATTCATGTCCTTATCTAAGTGACATAAAATTGCTTGGTCTTTAAGCTCAGTGAGTCGAATGCCCAGCATGTCATCGGCTTCACAGCCCTGTGACACATTGGCATCCCACACACGTTTAAAGTGGTCTTTAACAGCTTGTTCATGCTTAGGGCGGTAGGCCCCCAGCCTGTTGGCTTTATACTCGGGATATACTTTGTTTCTAAAGTTGTCTTTGCCAGTTAGCCATAGCTCTGCTTGGTCTGCTCCTGTAGCACGAAGAATGTTGAACACCATTTCTTGCGCTCGGGCAATGGCATGTTCTTCTTCAGCATCTTCAGCAGACGCAGCACAAGCAAACGCCACGTTGTCACTGTCGATGAGTGCTAGCACTTAATGCTTTCGGTTGTGTCTTCATTAGTTGTATAGTAAATTCTATTAATGCCCACACTCCTTATAAGCTCCATGCAATTGTAGCAAGGCTTAGCGAGTGCCACCCTGCCGCCAGGAGTAAGACGGCTAACATAAATATCAGCACCCACCAAATCATGCTGCCTGCCAGCTTTAAGTATCTGTAGAATAGCGGCTGCTTCGGCATGTAAGGTGGGGGTTTTAAGCAGTCCGCTTGGTCTACGTTGGTTGAATCCGGTAGATAGGATTCTAGACCCTTTAACAATAACGGCACCAATACGATGCTGCTCAAAACTCGATTTCAAGGCCGTTTTTAAGGCCATCCGGGAGGACACGATGGTTATCTTTTCTGTGGTGGGCAATGAGGGTAACTGTAACACTACGCATGTTATTGGGCTTGCGGTCAGTGCGAATAGTTACTCGCTTGTCATGCCGCCATGCCCAGAACTTTGCAGCGTCTTTAAACCTAACATAGTCTGCGTAGTCTAGAGGATGGGTTGTAATAGAATCCCCAATGTACTCTAGATGTTGTGTGAATCCATATTTAGGTTTGGGAAAGAATCCCTCTTCAGTCCACCGCTTCCACTTTTTCGTCGAATTTGTTTCCATATACAAAGTCTACAAACTTTTGTGCGGTTTCTAGCACTTGATCGGTTTCAACAAAAGCTTGTCCTTCTCGGTCATTTACCATATTCCAATATGTGAGCGCATTTGTAATCGAACTCTGACGAATAATATATAGCTGCTTAACCTTACGCTCCTCAGCAGTCTCATAAGTACTGGTCACAGTTTTAACACTGTTCGCGGGGGTCGCTCCCTTCGGCGCTGCCTCTTCAGCCACTAGCGATAGCTGTGTCCAGTTGTAATAGGGAGCACCATCGTTCTCTACTTCTACAACTGTTGGATGCTTGATTTTGCTAACCGCTGCAAACACCGCAGGATTGCTGAAAGACATGATTTTCTTTTCTTTGTTTTCACCACGCTCTGTGGTGTAGGTAACTACTGCTTGGCTATATGGCTTCTTGCCGGTGTTAACAGTGTTAATGATAACTTCTTGAACGGTAACTTTGGTCAATTAAATCTCCTTTAGTTGGCCCTTGCTTGGGCCGACAGATACTTCACACAACATAGGTAGTTTAAATTTGTACCTATAAATATTATAACACAGTTCTGGTACTTTTGCAACACTCTCTCGCAAGAGTTGAGAGGTTGCTTCTACGTTAGCCGTGGGCACGTCATACACAAGGCTGTCATGCACCGTAGCAATGAATTCTCCCTCCATACCCGATGCTTTAAACCTGTTAAATGCTTCAATGCGAGCAAGCTTAACGAGATCAGCGCCGAAACCTTGGATGGGGTAGTTCTTGATTTGGGTTATCGGCCACTTGGGGTGCCCCCTAAACGTCTTGGACTCCCACTTGTAGAACCTACCGCTGGGAATCTCCAGCATGCCGGTTTCTTTAACTTGTTTGATGTCCCTCTCATGTCCTTTAGCAATCCCTGTGTACTTGCCATAAAACGTGTCAATGACCTTCTGCCATTGCCGCTCGGAGTACCCTACGTGACTAAAGTCCGGGTCTTGAGCATAGCCATAGGCAGAGGAGCCATAAATTCCTTGTTGTTAGCTGTATATTCCTATACAGAGCAGACTATATCATCATCCCGTGGGGATGGAGTGCGCTTCGAGTTGTTGTCAACCCTACTCTCTTTCGAGATAGTCGTTACACTTTCAAAAGCTTTCCAACATTTGTGTTCAATTTGATGACACTGCTTACATAACAATACTAGATTCTCAATAGTATTGTTTGTTTGATTGTGGTCTTTGTGATGTCCCACCCACTCGTAATGAGTGGCGTGTTTTATGTTTTTACCACAATGTTCACATAAGCCTATAGTAAGTTTACGTTCTTTCGCCCATCTACGAAAGACAGATCGGCCGTTAACGTAATTACTTGCTTCAGCCCCTAATTTACTTCCAGAACCAGTTCCTTTAAACTTCCCGGTTTTAATAAACCACTTTTTAACAGACTGTTTTGCTACAAGTTTTGTAAAAATAGGTTTACATACAGGGCAATATTTAGAACATGATCCAGTGGGCTGGTACTGAGTACCACATTGAACACATTGTTTTTCTTTAAGTTCACGCATAAACACCTCCTATTAATGGTACATCTATGATACCAGATTTTATTGAGGATGTCAAGTTGAACTTAAAACTCTTGCTTAGCTCGGGATTGTCCGTTCTGGAGTTCCCCCGAATTCACACTCTTCACATCATTAAATTGCTTTAATGAGGGCCTATTTATTAAGCTTAAAGTTAAAAATCTTAGCGATGAGTCTACTGGGTAGGTTGAATGCAGTTTGGTTATTCTGGTGAATGTCTTCTTTATTCAGCAGTTCCTTCTGCAAAACCTTGTCGTCATACCAGTCTGCTGCTACATAAATCTCAAGGCTTTTTACGTCACAGTTGACAATCATACCTACTTATCAACAAATTATCTACATTCTCGTCTGTGTTTTGCAGGTTGGGCTTACTGCTACTTAGCCTGCCAGTGACTACTGTGTTTTGGTTAAACTGCCCGTGGATAAACCCATTCCATTGTTGCTCCTCGTTAATTTTAATAAACGATTCAATCATTTCACATGCTTTAGCTTTTACGGACAACGCCGTAAGCGCAGCCAGTAAAGCTTGCTGCTCTTTGGTTTTAGCTTTGAGAGACAACAGCGTCGGAGCGTCTGTTTGATAATAACGTACTTTAGCGGTTGGGTTGCCCTTAGTTTTTGCAACCTCTTTCTCCGGGTCTGGTGTAAAGTACCCAAGAAAGCACACATGCTTCTCATGCCAGGTGTTTTTCGTGTAAGCTTGGCCCAACTTTGCGCCTGATTTGTATATCGCTGGCGCAGATATCGCATAGTCATATGTTATGGTTCCACCATATAGTAGGGCACTAAGTTGGTCCCCACTGTTCCAATTAAAATCCGTGGCCTCAGAAGGAACAAACTCATTCAGAGTCTGTTTGATGGTTGCTACCTCAGTTTGCAAAGCTGAAACTGTATTAATCGCTTGTGCAACATCGAACTTCATACCAGCATACTCAGCAGCTTGCAGAGTTTTTAGGTCTTCTCCTTCCAGATACACAAGAGCTTTCTGTTTTTCATCCAACATGTTTTGTTCAATGAGAAACAACGGGTATGTTGCGTCTACTACATCATGTGTATTGTACTCTTCGACAATCGGGACTGGAATATTTTCCGTACTAATACCTTGCTTCCAGTATTCCCGTACAAGGTCCGGTTTACGCGGCAGTCCATAGCGTTCGCACGCAGCGTCAAGGCTGTCGTATGGTAGTTGTTGTCCCGATGCAATGAATTCAGCTAGCTGCACATCCCAGATTTTTACATGGGAGGGGATAACAATGCCAATACGCCTAGCCCAGTGGAGATCGAACTTAATAGCAAAACCGCATATAACAGCACACCCGTCCACTGATTGTTGTAGGTGACTCCTAAAATCAGGGTCAGTATAGTACATAAAGCGGCGCTGATTGTTAAGTAAAGTAACATAACTCACCAAAAAATTACGGGAGTCGAATGGACTCCCTTTGTTGTAAATAGATGTTTCAACGTCAAATACGAGAATATTATTTTGTGTCACTATGTAACTCTAGGACACTTTTGGCAAATTGAATTAATTCTTCGTTGTTTGCATAGGATTTCATAAGATTTGCCAGTCTACTTATTACTTGGACATTTCCTTTAACGTAACCTTGGGAAGAGTCAATCCGATCTAATGAAATTGTCGAGGGTGTATT